TTTTGTTCTTTAATTGTCATTGTGCGGGGCTTGAGGACTCGAACCTCGCGCTGATACAGTTGATCAGTCTGCCGCTCACCGTGAGCCCCTGTGTGCCGTCTTTCCGGCTGTCACGATTTTTTACGCTTCCTTCGGTAATTGTTTTACCGAGTTCGACCTGTAGCGTATAGGGCTATAAACCGCCACTCAGTACATATTTATAGCGTTTCTGATTCTGTACTGCCGGTGCGCTCTTTAATGTCGTCTTCTATTACTTTGGTTACTGTTATAATGTATTTTGAATCAGTCACGGTATCGACGTTGCTTATATCATCACCAACATATTCGAACCCAACATGCTCAAATAGCCAATCTTCAATTTCATGAGTACTTGTATTTTTCTCGAACGTCTTCGATTTGCTTTTAGTCCTTCCCTTTAAAGTGCGTTGTGGGGTCATGGTCAATAGATTTGTTTTTTGCCCTCATATGTACGTGTACGTGTTTTCTCTGCGAGTTCTCGGTACGTTATTTCTATGGCACCGGCCTTAATTGCAGCAGCACGTTTTGTCATGCTTATATCGAAATGCTCCCTTGGCGTATCGTATGACTGAATCCATTTCGTTTGCACGCCTATCTTTTCAGCCATGGTGATCAATTCATCACGTGTGTCTGCTATCATGTGGGACATTTTCATTCTTCCGAACTGTCCGATCGGCGTTTTATACAGGTCATCAACGTATACGCTCATATCCTTTCACTTTAAAACATCATCAATACTATTTGCAAACTGGCAGACTACATAGATCATCAAGATAACGAAAGCCGATGAACTGGCCATGATAATCAGTAACGTTTGCCCTATGTTACCCGAGTCTGGGTATAGGAACTCGTCTATTGCTTGTTTCTTGGTTTTCATGCTTCTTCGATTATAGGTATAGCGATTAATTTATTTTTTATTACAAGAGCGCCAATGTTACTAATCAACCATTGTTTAATCAATGCGCGCATACGATATGTCCATTTTGGTGATCTTCTTTCAAAGCATTCAGTTATAGAAAAAGATACTTCAAAATACTCACGTTTACCTGTTTCAAAATTCCAATCCCAATCTGAATAAGTAAATGTATCACTACCCCTCGATTTAACGTAGCAATCAACAACCATTCTCATAGTAAGAGGTTCAAAATTTTTAGTGCATCTAACAATCTGACTTAATAGTTCATGTTGTCCGAGTGTTAGTTCAACCAATTGATTATTTGTCGCAATTCGGAGACCTTTCATTAGTTAGTAATTTATTTGCCCTGTGATCCAATCAAGATGATAGTAAACCCCTATAGCGCAAGCAAACACCCACAGCTTAAGGAATAAGACAACGAACCCGGGCCACTCATTCATAAGCTTGTCAAGCATTGCGGTGTTCCCTAGCGTGTACCATACACGACCCAGAGCGATGTTCAACACATAGTCAAACAGTAACCAAAATAATGCAATCTCAAGGAATAGGGATTGCCACCAATGCACACCGGAAAGATGCGCATCTAAGATAGCAAGCCCGAGCATTATAATCAATCTCACGGCTGTTTCTTGCTTGTGCTTGACTTGTTGTTTCCTAACGGCTATATGTTGCCAGTCCAAGAACACTTCGATAGCAACCGGGATAAGAAAAAGTAAATAGGTAAGTATGCTCATAATGTAACAGGTTTGTTTTTGAAGTTTTTGTGATCGGCAAGAAAATACTTGGCAAAAGAAACACCGTTCTTTTTTACCATTACCTTATCGATGTTGAGACCCTTTTCTTTAAGCCTCTGGATGCATACCGCTAGCCTCCATCCGTTGAATAAGTCTCGGCACTGCTCCTGTGTAATGGTCTTGCCGGTTAGTAGATGTACGCGGACCCTGCTTTCAATTTGCGCCCTTTTGTTTTCCATTATTGAAGTGTTTTAAGTAGTGACAACTTTTCGGTGATAGCCTTTTCCAATTTAGCACATATCAAATCGAAGTGCTCATTGTTAGGCTTTACAATGAGGTGTGTTAGCCGGTGTTTTTCTTCTTTCATTCTCGGCTCGTAGGTTACGAAATGCCATTGCTCCTTATGAGTGAATAACAGATTGCTCATGCACTGCCAGTAATACTCCGGGAACATTCGAAGTAAGTCGTATTGGTCCGTAAGCATCAAGTATTCAACCTGCTTTTCAGATGTGAAGGGACATTTAATTTCAAGTCCGTCCGTGTCGTTTATGTATCCGTCAGGACTTCCGCCGGCATGTTCGCCAAATGGAACAAATACAGCTGGCTCGTATTTAAAACCGTTCTTTTGTATGAATGCATTAATCGCGCTTGGCTCCATCTCTTTTCCGTAAACCAAAGGGTAAGCATAGGATTGATCCGCCGGCATTCCAGTCATTACTTCGGAAACCTTTTTAAGTACGTATGTCATCGCCCCTTCCGAAAGTTTACCGGCCTCTTTGTCGGCTTTATTCCGTGGTTCGGTGAGTAACTTGTACATCTCCGAAGCTGTAAACCTTCCGAGACGTAGATCTATCCAGCCATCAGAACCTTGTTCCGAATTGGCTCTTATCTCAAGATCCAGTGCGTCCATTGATTTGTTTAGGTATAGCGTTCTTTAACATTTCACGTTCAATGTCACCGATCAGGAAATTAGCCTCACAAAGTTCAAGCACTCCAGGTTCACCTTTTTCTATTCTCGCTAATGCTGCCTGTAATGCCGCGTCAGGAATAGGCGTTAGCGTGCGTTTAAATTGATCTTGTTTCTTACGGTTAATATCTCTACCGAAAATCTTTCCAAGGCTTTGTGCGGCGTTCTTAACGCATTCAGCCTTTAATTTTGGGTATCCAAGATCCAAAGCGTTTGGCTTCTTGTTCATGACGTCAAGCGCCCAGCTGTTTCGTTCCTTACCGGTGATGTCGTCGGGAGCTTTATCGACTTGAATGATAATTGCGGCACTTCCTACCCTTGTTATTTCGATCCCTGAGACCGGGTGAACAACATATAGCTCAAGCTCTCCAACCACCTCGTTAGAGATAAGTTTCGTTGTGTAGTTACGCGTACCCCATTGACCAAAGAACAATTCATCCAAAGTCATTTCCACAAATGAAATCGGTAATGAATTTGCGCGACCGTCCGGAGTCTTTTCGATCTCTGCCGGGTTAGGCTCTCGGTTTAGCTTCTCTGTGAAGGATTGAAGCTGGGCCCGGATGTCTTGTCTTTCGCTCATGACTTAACAAATAAGGCTTTGGCGTTATCTTTTGTTGTTAAGTCGATGTTGTGAATTTCGGCAAGGACGTCAACTACTGCCATGAGGCCTTTAAACATGATATCATCTTTGCTGAGTTCGTAGTAACCATCGAATTGTTCAAACGCTTTCTCTATTCGGTAAACTTCGCACTCTGAATAGCCAGTCTTAGAAATTTGCTCCCGGCCAAGCTCGTCATTCGATTCACGTCCAAGTCGAAGTGGATGAATAAGTGTAAACCAAGCAAATCCATCATTTTCACTGTTATCCCATTTAGCCAAATAGAGTTCATCATATTCATCAAACCATGCTTCTACTTTAAGGCCGTATGAATCTGCTATAAGATTTCCAACAGCACACCCGCAAGGATGCCCGTTAACGAGCGTGTCGTTTAAATATGCCTTTACCAGCACATTAACTGAATGATTAAAGTCTCTCATAATGATTGTACAAGGTTTAGTTGGATTCTATTTTCTGGTATGCGTTCGCCGTACTCAAGGCGGGAGAAATCTGATAGCGTTATTTTGATGTCTATGGTCATACTTTCCAAGGCATCCTTTTCACTAGGAAAACCAAAGCCTTTGTAAAGCTCATCGAGCGTTATTTCCGGCATGATGGCATCCACGTACATGATTCCGTGTGCAAACCTGTGATTAAAGAACAGATCGCACTTCTTTATTTCTTCGCCGTCAGCATCTTGGATGCTTAGCTTTATCACTTCTGTTTTGTATTCTTCGTCTGTGGTCATGGCTTGGAATTTAAAATTGCAATTGAAGTCTCATCCCATTTTGAACCGCTTGTAAATCGACATTCAGATTCATAATGCCAGCACGGCATGGACACCTCTTCACCATCGGTGATTAATATCATTGTAGGCACGGCCCAGGTTGAAGACAGGAATGTGTATTCATCAGAAAAGTGTTTCCCGTTCATGAAAATGACGCCGCCCGTGTATGACCAATCGCCCTCTAATCCAGCCTCTGCGACTAAGCCAGGGCACTCTTTTAACTTCTCACGTATGATAACAGCCGCTTTATCGAAGTCAAAAACACGTTGTTTATTTCCTCTGTTAGCCGATGCTTTCGCGAATACATCAGGGCCAAGGAATGATAATGTTTGATCTCTCATGAGTTATAAAGTTTAAGTAACGCCTCTCTGTAGGCTTTGAAGTAATGCTTAGATTCTTCCGAGTATTCTCGAAATGCTTTTTCGTACTCTTTGATAATTTCGGGGTATACGTCAGCGTTAGTAAGATCAATAAGCTGTTTGCAGTGAGTTGCATATTCTGAATAGTCTCTGGCTAATCTGAGATTATGCTCCACCATTCGTAATTGCGATACATGGCTATCAAAAACACTTACTTCTTGCATGACTTTTTACGTTTAAGGTTTTCAAATGCTAAGTCCATTTTTATGATTTCTGCGCGTATGATGCTGGCATCTAAGTTGCGGATGAACTCTTTGGTATAAAATTCATGGTAACACATCCGAATGAATGCAGGATCGTCGCGCCAGCTCATAATTGGGTGATGTTTGATAGCTCTATGCCAGTAGCCTGCGTGCTGAATCCAAATCCATTATCCTTATAAAAGGATGCTATCACTTTTCCGTCAAGTGTTTTGAAGGTGTAGTGATTTCCGACCGGCCACCCGTCAGCAGCAACAGGTTCGCTTGACCTTTGAATTAAACTGGCTAAGTACAGGGTATTCAGTCTGTCCTGACTTGTGAATTTCTTACCCCAATATTCGTATGTAACTAAGGTTTTCATAAGTACTGAACTTTAGTCTTACCATTGACACTTAACAGTACATTCCGGCGTTTTGAGCCTACACCCTTACCAACTTTCAGGATCTCAACCTTATCGGTAAAGTGCGCACGTACTCGCTTTAAAAGGCCTTCAATCCTTTTCTCATTGGCCTCTATTCTTTCGAAGATGTCGTTTGCGGTTTCTCTTGCTTTAATGTTGCTCATGTCCCGTGTCGTTTAATTGGTGATTCAAATGTAGGCACCTGCCCATTACTATGCAAGTGTTTAGTTAAATATTTTTAAAAATATTTTTTTACGCTTGGCGGTTGTTTATGTGCTAATATACAGTACATTTGTTACATGGTTGACGAAAAGAAATTAAAGACGGTAAAAAACTACGCTTTAAAAACCGGCGTTCATAGGAATTGGATATACCAGCTTATTAAGCAGAAAAAAGTGAAGCTCATCGAGATCGATGGCGTCAAGTTCGTAAAGGATGAACTATAAAGATTTTCCGGGGGACAGCGAAAAGCACTGAACACAAATCAGCATGAAAAAGTTAATCACATTGGTTGATTTCTCATTTAAAACTGGAGATCAAGTTTATCAAGAAAAAAGACTTGTATTAGTAGAGATTGGTCCGCGCGACACTGCACAATGGATGCTTGACAAATCGGTTGCACTTATTGAAAATTGGTTCCCAGTACACTATCCACAAAGTAAACTGCTATCAGTTATCGCACATGAAACGATATCTGAAAACAACGATCCAATTCCAATGACAATACCACGAATAACCACACAAATTCCAGCTAAAGAACCCGCTGTGTTTAACGCGGCATTCACTTCTGATCAATTACCTCCAAAACAACCTGGATCAAGTGATTCAGACATGGTCTTGGTTGACGAAACAGGGGCAAGAGAGTTCTTTAATATTTGGTTCTATGATCATTTCAATAAAAACTGGATCGAAGCCAGTAGCGGAGTTGAAGTGGAGGAAGAGACATTGAAAACAATGCGGTGGATGTACTTACCACTAGCCAAATACGATAAATAGGATTGAGATGGGGTAGGCGGTCGGATAGCTCATTTTCTGGCCGCCTTACTTTAACAGATTAAAGCATGAAAAAGTACAAAATACAAACATATGGTTTTGCAATCGAAGAGGTGGAAATCATCCGCGAAACCGATAAAATGATAGTCAGGAAAGACTGGAATGGTAAAGAGCGAAAAGAATCCAACGGCCTATACTTCAATTCAATTAAAGAGGCTGCTGCGGCGATTATATATCGTGAAAAGGTGGCTGTAGAAGCTGCACATGATCGATATAACTGGCATTTTGAAAAGCTTAAAGAAGTTGAATCACAGCTAAATAAATATTTATGACCTCCCCTACCTACTCTAAAGGCTGTGCTCCAGGTATACTGGTTATCTGCTTAACGATAGTGTTTATGGGCTTTGTGCTTTGGATTACTTTAAATTGATTAAATTTCACGTGAAACTTATAACAAAAAAATACTTACTTTGTAATTCAAAGTGACATATGGAACAATCACCTAAAGAATTAACAGGTAAACAAAAGAAATTCTGCGAGGAATACATATTCGATTTTAACGCATCCAGAGCTGCGCGTGCAGCTGGTTATAGCGAAAGCACATCAGGTGAGATGGGCTACGAGAACCTCAGAAAACCTGAAATTCAGGCATATATTGATGAATTACAGGAAGATCTATCTAAAATATCCGGAATTACTCGTTTAAAGGTCTTAAGAGAGCATGAAAAGTTAGCGTTTACCTCTATTGCCCATCTACACGACAGTTGGATAGAACGCAAGGATTTCGATAAACTGACGGCAGATGAAAAAGCGTGCATTTCCGAGATTCAAACACAAGTCCGCAAAATATCAGTAGTCAGGGAAGGTGAAAAGGAGCAAGACATAGAGATAGAGTTTATAAAGATTAAGCTTTACGACAAACAAAAGTCTTTAGACAGCATTTCAAGGATGCTTGGATATGATGCTGTTAAAAAAATAGCTATAGAAGACAATCGCGTTTCGGTAACGCGTAAGATTGTGCAATGAGTTATAATGTCAATTTAGAGTTTAGTAAGCCTCAAAATGATCTTTTCTTCCCTGAAGAGCATTTTCCAAAATTCACCATCGTAAGAAAGGGAAGACGAGGAGGCCTAACAAAAGGAGCAGCCAACGCCATGATTGAATATGGCTTATGCGAAGGATATAATTTCCTTCCGGATGGCGAATTACTTCTTCTGTGGGGTGATACAATCAGCGCTAACATTGATAAATACGTAGAGCGGTATTTCATGCCTATCCTCAAAAAATTGCCGCAAAAAGCTTGGAAATGGAAAGCTCAGGAACGCGTTATGAAGATTGGCCGGGCAACTATTGACTTCCGTAGCGCGGATAGACCTGAAAACTGGGAAGGGTTTGGTTATCATCTAATTTTTCTAAATGAGGCCGGAATCATCTTGGAGGATAATTACCTATATGAAAACGCCGTGTTGCCGATGCTTGTTGACTTTGAGAACGCAAAGATTATAGTTGCCGGAGCGCCTAAAGGTAAGCGTACAAAACTGGGTAAGCACAAATTCTACGAACTTTATGAGAAGTCTTTAGACGATAATGTTAGGTATAGAAACCTACATTTCACTGGATATGACAATCCTTTCATAGCTCGAGAAGAAATAAAGCTCATAGAAGAGCAGATGGACGTTGAGACTGCAAAGCAAGAGATTTACGGTGAGTTCATAGATCTTAATGAGAAACGTTTCTTATACGCATACAATGAGACAAAACACGTAACTAATCAGCCATTTGAACCGAATCCGCATTTAAATATTATTATCAGTTTCGATTTCAATAAAGATCCCATGACGTGCTCAATAGGGCAGTCGACTAGTATCCGATCACTCAAAATATTTGATCACATGAAAATGGATAACGGATCAACACCTGAACTTTGCGACAGGATTATAGCTAAATACCCGCAATTTATTGGTAAAATGGACGTTACAGGGGATTCAACCGGCAGGAATCGAAGTCCATTACTGGAAGGCGATGTAAACCATTACGTAATAATTCGCAGAAAATTGAAGCTCAAAGATCATAACTTGAAGGTTCAGACTAAAAACAAGGAGCTTTCTGCCTCTAGGATATTATGTAACTCAATCCTTCAAAACGCTGATATCACGATAATGAATACCTGCAAAGACCTGGTAAATGACGTGAGCCTGGCTGCGGTAGACGGGTTCGGGGAATTAATTAAGACGCAAAAACAGGGCCTACACTTTTTCGATAACTTCCGGTACATGCTTGAGGCTGTTTTCCCAGACTTTCTTGATAGACCTCACATTTACACGAAAAAAGTGTAGGATATTAGTTATATTTTGCACTACATTTATGTATGGCTAAACAAAAACGGTCTAGATCAGTGTATTTCAGAGAGGCTTATCTATGGGATAAAATAGAAATTGCCGCTAAGGATCAAAACAGATCGGTTAATAATTACATTGAGACTATTCTAGCAACTCACCTTTTAAATGAGACCTTAAAGAAATGAGGATCAATATTATCGCATGCGGAGACACAGCAAAGCATTGGGATTTGTTAGGCCCATCAATAGGGGTCAACGATGCCGGTAAATTTGGAATGAAGATAGATTACTTGTTAATGCTCAACTCGCCGAATCAATTCGAATACAGCCGCTTGGAGATAATTAAAAACACACTAGTTAAGAAAGTTTACACAAACTACCCGAATCAATGGAGGGCTATTTTAACATCGCCAGTTCATGAGCTTGTTTCCAGGCAGTGGAGTAATTCAAACCAGATTCAAAAGATCAGCACAAATTATTTATACCACTCAAAGACAAGTCCTTTTGCTGCAATCAGTTTAGCTTATTCATGGGGCTTTTCAAAGGTTATTTTGTGGGGCGTTGACTTTATTGATCATCAATATTTCTCGCCAGGCAAAGGAGCGTTTATAAACGAGCTTACATCTTACAAAACTTTCTGTGCTTCATTGAAGGCAAAAGGTTGTGAGGTGTTTTTAGGGCATGAAGGCAGTAACTTAAAATTTCTTCCTGTATGGCAAAAGTAAACAAAAAGAAATATTCAGATTACTTCAAATCCCGTGTTGAGCAACGATTTACGCATTGGATTAAAAAGGCAGAAGAAACAGCGAGGTCAACTGAGAAGGAACTATCGGAAGTTAAATTTTGGCAGATCAATAAAAAGCTTCGTATTAAAAACAAACTTTTGGCTTCGTACCTTGAAATCCAGATCATCAAAGGCGCGATACTTGAAATCAGACTTTTGCAATAATGGAAAAGTTCTGTGCGATCATACCGAACAGGCCGGGACGTGAGTTACTTTACAGCAACTGTTTACGTCAATTAAATCGCATGACACGCAAGCCGGGTAAGATTTACAATATCAACTTCTCACCAAAAACAGAATCGGTAGACATTGGTGATAGGATCAACGAAGGTGTAAAGCTTGCTAAGATTGAGGGTTTTGATTTGTGTTATTGCATCGAGAATGACGATGCGTATCCAATTGATTATTTCGAACGATTTGGTAATATGGAAGCTGATTTTTTCGGTGATGAAAATACTATTTATTACCATCTTACTCAGCGAGCATGGGAACTAACTAGTCACCAACGACGGTCGTCATTATTCACTACGGGTTTTAGGATAAGCGCATTGAAAGACTTTATATTCCCGACCAATACACCATTCGTTGACATAGCATTATGGAAACACGCTCAATGGACGAAAGGCAAAAAAATGTTTGTTGATAGCGGAGCGGTTGGTATCAAGGGCCATGGTATTGGTAAAATGGGCGGGAAAGGGCATCAACAAAATATGCCAAACAAAGATTATGATTTGAAGTGGCTAAAATCTCATATTAATAATGAATCATTTAAATTTTACCATGATTATTTTATTAATAATACGGAGCGTGGTGAACCTTTTTCCGGCACAAAATATTTCTCATGGCAAGAGTTGAAGCACATATAATATGCTTCAATGAAAGCGACATTCTAGCGATGGTGATAAAACATTATCGCCAGTTTTGCGAGCGCATAATTATATATGACAACTTTAGCACAGACGACAGTCACGCAATAGCAACATCAATGGGTTGTGAGGTGTTAAAATTCGGCATATCTGGAAAGCTTGATGATATCGAGTATTTGAAGATTAAAAACCATTGCTGGAAAAACTCGGATGCTGATTATGTGATTGTGTGTGATACCGATGAGATTTTAAACCACTCAATTTTTTTTGATCAACCATACATTCCAGGCGAATCACCAACTATAATCAGAACTTATGGTTGGCAGATATACTCCAACGAGATGCCTAAAAAAGATTTGTTTGAAGTAACGCAAGGATGGCCGTTTAAAAACTATTCAAAGTTAGTCATGTTTTCACCTCACGCGTTAACAGAAATTAATTATGAGCCTGGTTGCCATGAGTGTAACCCAATAGGTGACGTTCAATACAGTACACTTGCAATTCCTTTGTTTCATTACAAACACATTGGCGGGGTCGAGAGACTTATAAAACGCAATGCATTGTTTAAAAAGCGCATGAGTTTTAACAATAGAAAAAACGGTTTTGGTATTCATTACTTAGACAGTGAGATCAAGACCCGGAAAGAGTGGATTGAAAATTTAGCTAAGGCAAGACCATTTACGAGACCGACAGCATGAGTATAGTCATACCTGAATTACTTGGAAGAATGTCAAATAATCTATGGCAAACTGCATGCGCTATCGGTTATGCACGTAAACATAAAATGAAGTACGCCATACCAAAAGGCTATCACCATAGGGATATTTATAAGTATTTCCCAAATATTCCTGTTTACGATGGCGATATTTCAGCATTGTTTAAATATGATGTTGCCAATGATTATGGATTCCGGTATAAAGAAATACCATATTACAAATCAGGCGTAAAGATTCGAGGGTACTTCCAAAGCATTAAGTTTTTTGAGCATTGCCAGGAAGAGGTGAGAGAAGTTTTAAATCTCAACGAAACGCCAGTAGATTACGTTGGCATTCATGTACGTCGCGGTGACTACTTGCAGTATATGGATCAATTCCCGCCAGTATCAATAAAGTATCTTACGGAGGCCATCGACATTTTCACAAAGAAAGGATACAAAGACTTTTTAGTTTTCAGTGATGACCAAAAATGGTGTGTTGATAATTTGCCTTCACGCTTTAAAGATGCTACCTTCAAATTCGCTAACGGAAATGCTTACGAAGACCTGTCTTTATATGCTTCGTGTGAGCATAATATTATAGCTAATAGCTCATTCAGTTTGTTTGGCGCTTGGTATAATCGCAATTCAAACAAAATAGTAGTAAGCCCATCTAAGGATACTTGGTTCGGGCCGAAAGTAAGATTAGACACATTAACATTAATTCCCGAAGGATGGATTCAGATTCACGCAAGATGAAAAAACCAATTGCCATACTTGATAAATTTTATGAGAAAGGCAAGTGTATCACCTATATGACTACTTTTAAAAATCAGGATGATGGCATAATGCCTACATCTCATGCGGTTTTTAAAATATAACCTAAAATACCAAAAATAGGTTATGAGAAATTGATGCCGTTTTTACACCAAATAAGAGTTATAAAATTATGCTATAAGCACTTAATAGCCAGTCAAATTTTTTAAAAATGACAGACCAACGTAAAATATCAATTTGCTACACCCACTTTAATCGGGTTGATATGCTCATGGAGTCGATAGCTCCATTTATTGGAGATGATCGAATAAGTGAGATTGTAATCGTTGATGATCACTCCCACAATGATCAATTTGCAGAGCTTTATAATTCAGTAATTAAGTTAGATGGAAAGATAAGATTATTTCAAAACGAACAAAACATAGGATGTTACCGAAACAAACGTGAGGCAGTCAGCAAGGCTACAAACGAATTTGTCTGCATCTGGGATTCTGATAATATTTTCCCAAAAGAGTACATGGACAAAATTTACGAATACGGACTTTGGGACAAGCACACAATTTACGCTCCATCGATCGCAGGGCCATTTGATTATTCAGATTTCGCGAATAGAATAATAACAAAACAGAATGTTGCCAGAATGGTTAATATGCGCCGGTTTGACACTATGATGAATACCATGAACTACTTTGTAAATCGTGATGAATATTTGCGTGTATGGGATGGAAAAGCTACACCTTACGCTATTGATTCTATTTACCAAAATCTTCAATGGATCGCAGCAGGCAATAAATTCTTTGTAGTCCCAGGCTTGAAGTATGAGCATACAGTACACACAGGATCGCTTTATATGGCTGAAGGTCATTTAACACAGGATTTACACAAAACAATTTTGAACACATTTAAACGCATGCGTTGATGTTGATAGATTTTAAAATACTATTTCCAAAATACAATATCAATCCGAAAGGTGTTCTGCATGTCGGCGCGTCCGAAGGCCAAGAAACTGAAGCTTACATTTTATTAGGTGTTAAAAACATTTGCTACGTTGAGGCGATACCAAGCATATACCGTAAGTTGATCGATCACGTTAAAAAGTTTGACGCAAGGTTTATATTAATCAACGCGTGCATATCGGATGTAGATGGTCAGGAAATGGTTTTCAATATCGCTAACAATGGAGGACAAAGTAGTTCTTTGTTTGAGTTCGGAACGCACACAAAAGAACACCCTTCTGTTAAATTCATAGATCGAGTAAAATTCAAAACATCTCGATTAGCGAACCTTGCGGCTATTGATTGGGGTGTCTATGATTTCCTTAACTTAGATTTGCAGGGCGCTGAATTAATGGCGTTGAAAAGCATCCATCTTAATCTGCATGAATTTAAATGGGTATATATCGAGGTCAATAAAAAACCACTTTATAAAGGATGCCCATTAGTTGGAGAGGTTGAGGAATACATGAAGGCTTTTTCATTTCTACCGGTTGAAACAAAATGGACTGATCACGGATGGGGCGATTGTCTATTCATAAATAAACGACTTGTAAAATGACACTGGAAGAACTATCGGTTAAGTACGGAAGTGATAAAGGCAGTATTAAGCATAACTATTGCAAATGGTATGAAAAATATTTGCCCAAAGACACGAAAAGTATTTTAGAAATAGGTTGCATGCATGGGGCTTCATTAAGAATGTGGAGGGATTATTTCCATGGCGCGCTAGTTGCGACAGCTGATCTATTCCAGAATGAAGAGTTTGCAAGCAAAGAGCAAATAGAAAGCGAAGGATTTAAGGCATACAAAATAGATCAAGGATACACTGAGCAGTTAGCGACGATTAACGAAAAGTATGAAATAATTTTGGACGACGGTAGTCATCGAGCAGATCACCAAATAATATCACTCAAGTATCTTTTTAAAAACAATTTGAAATCTAAAGGACTTTATATTGTGGAGGATCTCGATTGTAATCGTGAGGCCTTCTTCAGACATGGACTATCGTTTCGAGAAACTATTCTTTGGCATGCTGAGCATGGTATACTTCATCGATTAATCGATGAAACATTTTATGCCTACAAGCTTCACGACAATAAAATACTTTTTATCTGGAAAAAATGATAGACGCAAAATTCAGGCGAAGTATTAAGTGGGATTACCCTGATGGCAACCGGCCAATCTTTGAAGAGTGGTTTTTTGAACGTTATCAACAAGCAGACAACAAATCAGGCCGCGAATACATACCAATATTTCCAACGTCTTACCAAGTAAATTCAAACTATGGGCGTGATCGGTTTAAAATGAAGGATCTGCAACGGGCATTTAATTCATTAGACAAATCAAAAAAATATTTCATAATATGTCAGTATGATGACGGATTATTAGTTAATCTTATCGGCTTGGATGTCGTGGTCTGTGGTATGGGGGGCGGACGTATAGACCTTCCATTACCACTTACATGCCAACCGCATAAATATTACATGTCGTCACTAAAGCATAAGTTTGCAAGCTTTCAGGGGGCAATAACACATCCTATACGGGAACGGATGTTAAAAGTACTTGCCGATGATAGCAGGTATTTTGTAAGCAGCAAAAAAGTTGACATAAAAGAGTACTGCAGAACTATGCAGTCCTCCACATTTGCCCTGTGTCCTCGCGGTTATGGCAGATCATCTTTCCGGATAGCTGAAGCGTTACAATGGGGAACAATCCCTGTTTATATTTCAGATGAATTTATAATCCCTTTCAACAAAGATTTTAATGAGTATGGCGTTCAAATACATGCTAATCAAATTGATAATTTGGATAAGATACTTTCCGATATTCCTTTATGTGATGTTGTTAAGAAAAGGGAAGCTGGCAAGCAGGCGTACAAGGAAATATATTCGTTCGAAGGTTGCTATCAAACTTTAATGAAAATGTTATGCTAAACTTTTTATTATTGCTTATCATTAACTGTCTATGGATATGGGGTGTAGTATTCATATTCAGTAAAGGGCAAATACTTGGATCGCTTGGTGACGAAATACGGAAGTTGCCAAAGTGGTTGTCAAAACCTATGATCGGCTGTCCTCCATGCCTGGCCAGCGTTCACGGGGCGTTATTTTTCCTATTTTACTACGACTTTACGCATTTGGCATTATTGCCTATTTTCTGTGTTTGCTTGACTGGTATCAATTTTATAATCAGGGAGTTTATTTATGATGTGGGGTAATCTGCGAAATCGTTTAAAGCGCGACAAAGACAAAACGAATCTATATCATCCAAACTTCGAGGATGCCATAGAGAAGGCTACAAATACAGATACTGGACTTAATTTAAAGATTAAAGGTGTTCAGTATTACCGGTTCAAAAAGGAAATATCAATGCCTTGGGGCAGGTACATGTACCTTCAAACGTTCCTTTCTGAGCAGGGATTGCGGTTGAATGTAGAGCTACTTAAAAAGTACATGGACAACTTAACGAAGATCCTGAACGGTAATAAGGGCGTTATTGAGTTGGGTAAAGCTTTCCAGATCATAGGGCAAATACAATCCCGGTGCGCTCTTGCTTTTGAGGTGGAAACTACCTACCGATTAGCATCTATCCTTTATTTTGACGATACGGAAGACCTTTATACATACGATAAGGCCTATAATGACAAGAAAATAGCTACCTGGAAGGAGGCGCAGACGCTAGATTTTTTTTACATGATGCCAATGACAGAATTTCTAAACTTGAGCGCTTTCTCGCCACAAGATTTACAGACATTTATAGAGCAGTCAAAAGGGATTTTAGAGGAATTGATACCCGAGACGCAAGGGCAATAATGCAAGAATTTCACGATGGACAGGAAAGACAATTGAAAAAATTGTGTAATTTCGAATTGGGTAAGGATTCTGAATTTAAGAAACTTTCCGTTTATGATTTTCTTTTCCATTTAAACGAGCTTCACGGCCACCTGAACGAGTCGGATGCAAAACATAAACATAATCTACAAAGTCGATAGTTCGCAAATCGACGCATCCAACGCAAAGGTTAAGCAAGCCAGCGCTGCAACTGATCAATTAACTGCATCCGCAAAGAAGTTTTCTGATCAATCAGCTAGAAGCCAAACACAGTTCTCAAGTACCATTGAAGGAACGCGGCTAAAAATACAGCAATTAAGGGCTCAGATTGATTTAACTAATCAGTCCGACACAGCCAGGTTAAACAACCTTATCAGCCAATACAAGCAACAGCAAGCCCAATTAGATAAATATCAAGCAAAGTTAAAGGAAGTAACCCAAGCACAGGACAGCACCGCTAAATCCTCCGGATCATTAACAGGTCAAATAACCGGCCTTTACAATGCTTTAAAATTGGTTATAGGGGCTGCTATCGTAAAACAGTTTATTTCAATGTCGGTAGAAGCTGCGGCTCTTTCAGGTAAGGTTGAAGGGGTTCAAAAATCGTTTCAACGCGCATTCCCTAATTCGGTTGGAATATTAAATGATCTTCGCACAGCTACACACGGCGCGGTAACTGACTTCGAATTAATGCAAAGGTCTTTACAGGCAACAAATTTAGGGGTCTCAATTGAAAAATTGCCGATTCTTTTGGAGTTCGCCGCGGCGCGTGCGCAGCAAACAGGGGAATCAGTTGATTACCTTGTTGATTCTATAGTTCGTGGTATTGGCCGGAAATCAGTTCTGGTATTGGATAACTTAGGACTTTCAACAACCAGGTTAAAGGAGCAATTTAACGGGGCCGCAATAGCTTCAAAAAGCGTTGCTGAGGTTACTGAAGGTGTCGCTAAAATAGCGCAAGAGGAATTAAACAAAATGGGTGGCTATGTTGACAACACTAAAACCAAAGTTGATCAACTCACCGTTTCATGGGAAAATCTTAAAATAGCTACCTCTAAACTCGCGACACAAGAGGGTGGTTTCATTGATTTCCTTAAAGGATACGTTGACGCATTTAAGACTTTGGTGGAAGCTAAAAATGCCGGCCTGACCGTTGATAAATATATTGCCCAGCAAAATCTAAAACAGGCCGCGCAAAACGGGGTAAATCTTATCCAACAGCAGTTTTTCACAGAAGACAAGAAAAAGAACCTTGAAGTAACAAAGGAGGCTATTGCATTAAAGACCCACGATCTAATTCAGCAACAGGAAGAAATTAAGAACCTTGCCGAACAATTAAAGACGACTAAAAACTATCAGGAGGTTGTAAAAAATACTCAGCAACAGAAGGATTTAAAGGAAGCTAATTTTATATTAGTCGAACAGATTAAGCTTTTGCAGGGCGTTCAAAAACAGCTCGAGCAAGGAATTGTTCCAGACAAAAGAGACATTGATAGCCTTGATGCATTGGAACAAAAACTAAAAGACCTAAATGATCAGCTTAAAAACGTTGAGCCTATTAGTACAATACAAGGCATAAATCAAGCCAAAATTTTGTATAAACAAATAGTTGATACAGAAAATAAAATACAGATAATTAAAGATAAAATATTTGGTGTTCAGAAAGATTTCAGCGGTAAGCCATTTATAGCTGTAGTTGATATTGAGTTTAAGGATCCAAAAACCGGTGAAGTAGCGAGTAAGTCACGTCAGCAGTTTATAGATAAATTCTTGAATGATCTGGGGATTGATCTGAATAAAAAGCCTCCTATTGTACCAGTGCAATTAGACCCGCCAGATC